ATAAATTGTGGTTATTTAATGCACAAGGAACAACATCTGAAGATGATTTAGTTGCAAGTCTACACTTTGGAAAAAATGTTCATGATTGTGATGTCTTTGTTATAGACAGTCTAATGAAAGTAGATAGCATTGCAGAAGATGATTATGCAAGTCAGAAAAAATTTATTAATAAAATTAGTTGCCTTGCTAGAGACCTTAACATTCATGTGTTTTTGGTTGCTCATACTAAAAAATTAGCAGATGAAACAGTGATACCTGACGCTTCACATATTTTAGGGAGTAGCCATATCAGAAACCTAACAGACAATATTATCTGTTTGCATAGGAGAAAGGATGTAGAACAGGCAAAAATGTTAGGGGAATTAGAGGAAGGTGATAACCCTTGCACTTCATACTTGATGGTTCAGAAACAAAGAAATCATCCGTTTGAGGGGACATTTTCTTTTTGGTTTAACAAGTTTAAACAGAGATTTTCGGAGAGACCATGCTAACTGCTAATGAGTTTATTAAAGCGTTTAAACAAAGTTTTAAAGATGTTGAATATAAAGCAATAAGTAGAGATGGAAAAGTTTATAAATCTAAAAATTGGGATAAAGTAAATAAAAGTTTGACAAACAAAATTAACAGTAGTAAAGTATATTAACTTTTAACAAGAAAGGAGAAATACCATGAGTAAATCAACAGAATTAGCACTTGCAGTTCAGCAAGTAGAATCACAAGACCAATTACAACAAGAAATGGCTAAAGACTATCAAGAGATGGAACAGATGTCTCAACTTGCCTACAAACAACAAATTATAAATGAAATATTTGGGGGTAAGTCATGAGTAAATACGCAGAGTTAAGAAAGATAGATGTTAGTAAATATACAGAGAAAAAAGGCAAGTTTACCTACCTATCATGGGCATGGGCAGTAGATACTTTATTGCAACATGATGAATCAGCAACATGGGGTTATGCAGACCCTATGACATTACCTGATGGCAGTATGATGGTGTTCTGCACAGTTCAGGCATTTGGTAAGAATGTCACTGCACAATTACCTGTAATAGATTTTAAGAACCAAGCTATTAAGAATCCTAATGCTATGCAACTTAATACTGCTATGCAAAGATGTTTAGCAAAAGCTATATCATTACATGGTATTGGCTTATATATCTATCAAGGTGAGGATTTACCAGAGGGAGATGTTCTAGAACGCATAGAGAACATATATAAAGAGCAAGGTGTAGCTACGGCTAGACAATATTTTAATGGTTTAAACGAGGCAGACAGAAAGTTATGTATGCCATTTATAGAAAAAATTAAAAAGGATGTTTAAACATGGAACAAAGGTCGCCAGAGTGGTTTCAAGCAAGGGTCGGTAAGGTCACTGCTAGTAATGTAGATAATGTGATTGTTAAAGTTAAGAATGGTGAGAGCCAATACAAAAGAAAGTATAGAACACAACTCATTACCGAGCAACTGACAGGAAAGCCTGTAAAGATATTTATGAATGAGGCAATGCGACATGGTGTGGAGTATGAAGATGAGGCTAGAAACGCTTATATAGCAAAGCTAGGGCTACTTAAAGATGTAGATGTTAAAGAGGAAGGTTTTGTAGACCACCCAACAGTCATGATGTCAGGGGCTAGTCCTGATGGAATGGTAGGAGATGAGGGCTTAATAGAAATTAAATGTCCCCAAGCAACAACACATACGGAGATATTGCAGAACGCAGTAATTCCAAAAAGATATATTCATCAAATGATGTGGCAGATGGCTTGCACAGGTAGGAAGTGGTGTGACTTTGTTTGTTATCACCCTGACTTCCCTGATGACTATAAGCTCTTTATCAAAAGAGTAGAAAGAGATGATGATTTAATAGGTCGTCTAGAAAGAGATATTCATGAGTTTGCAGTAGAGGTCATGGATTCAGTTAAATTTATTAAGGAGAATAACTAATGGCAACAGTAGGAATTTCAGCAAGTATAGATGTAACAAAGATTGATAAGGCTAAACTTATTGATGGTAAGAAAGGCACTTATTTAAACATAACCGCATTTGTTAATTTAGATGAGAAAGACCAATATGATAACAATGGTATGGTTACTCAATCAGTAACAGCAGAAGAAAGAGAAGCTGGAACGAGAGGGGCTATACTAGGTAACACTAAAGTGTTCTTTAAAGATGAGGGTAATAATAATACAACTTCTCCACAAGCTAAAGAAAGTTTTGACCAAGTGTCAGAAGATGTGCCGTTTTAACTAGGGGGATTGGGGGCTAAACGCCCCCTTTTTTTACTTGTTCATTACATACATTGTTACTTCAAAGCCAAATCTCATTTCAGTAGCTGATGGTTTTGTCCACATAATTAAGTTCCTTGTTGGTTAATCAAGGCTTTATTTTAATTGAAAAGTAAGTTTAAACAGAGTGAACAATGTATTAGTTTATACTAATGATTATAAGGAGTAGAAATGAGTGATACGATAAACCCTGACCATTACAAGAAAGGGGGTATAGAAACAATAGAATATATGCAAGCCAAGATGAGCAAAGATGAGTTCTATGGCTACATCAAAGGTAATGCTCTCAAGTATATTAGCAGAGAGGGTTTGAAGTCAGAAAAATTAACTGACAAGATAGATGACTGTAAGAAAGCAATATGGTATCTTGAACAAATGATTAAAGTTCATCAAACAGAACTAAAACTTTTAGAAGTTAAAGCCAAGCAAGATGAATGGATTGATGACGAATTGCATGACGAAGATTAATAAACAAGAAGTATTTTTATATGGCGATAAGTTTGTTTGCCATAAATGTGGTCGTGATGCTATGTTCATGGATAGTGATAAGAAATGGTATTGTTCGTTTAATTGGTATGACATAAAGGAAAATCATGGCATTTGTAAAACCGATAAAAATACCAAGTAATCCTGTTTGCCATTCATGTAAAAAGAAAGCAAAAATTTATTCTGATGGGAAATGGTGGTGTTGTTTAAACACAGAAATGGGAGAGTTTAATTCATCAGGTTTTTGTAAGGAGAAGAAATGAATATCAGTTGTCCTAAATGTAAAAATGTAAAAATGATATGGGGAAATGATTGGGACAATGATGATGATATGGATAGTAAATATTTAATATGGAGTCAGTATAGTTGCCCAAAGTGTGAAACGATAGTTAATGTATATTGGAGTGAGGAAGATGGCGAAGGGAAAAGAAGCACTGAAAAAGAATAAAGATGAATGGAAAGAACATCAATTTATATATGATGGATATAAATTTACAATGACTTACAATAAAAAAGATTTTAATATTGCACATGAACTAACAGGAAGGATTATAACTAAAGGAAACTTTAAGGAGTAAATCATGATTGAGTTTGCATTTGTAATGATAATCAATTTAGCACCAGAACCTTTAACAGATTGGCAATATGTTGGGTCGTTCAATAGCTGTCAAGAAGCTGTTTTATATGTAGACTTGCACTATCCAGACCCAAACAAAGTTGAAATGGAATACAAATGTTTACAAAAAGAATATATACACCTACCAAAAGATACACAAATTAAAAACATAGACATGAAAAACAACAGCGTAAGATATTATGATAAACATAAAGTATGTAAAGTAAGGAGAAATTGTGATGGGTAAGGGTAGTGGTAGAAGAAAGCAAGATATAACAGACGAAGAATTAGAAGAAGCATGGAATAGAATATTTAAAGGCAATGTTGTCAGAGAGGAGGATAAAAAAGATGGCGATAAGCCCAACGCAAAGGACTCTGAAGAAGCTACGGGATAGTGGTGATTACCCTTTAGTCGCTATCGTAGAGAGATGGAACGCATTTGCCAAGATACGGCAAGACTTGTTTGGGATAATAGATTTACTAGCAGTAGATATTAAAGGCAACACAGTAGGAATCCAAGTCACTAGCTATAGCAACATTAGTGCAAGGGTAAAGAAGATGGAAGATAGTGATGCTATCTATCATTTAAGAGAAGCAAATTGGGTGCTACTTGTTCAAGGGTGGCATAAGAAAAATAACAAATGGGTATGTAGAGAGGTGGATATATCGTAATGAAATACACAAAAGAAAAGTATGATGAGTTTGGTAAAAGAGCAAAAGAGTTTATAGCAAAGAATCCTGATGCCAGTAGAAAAAGAATAGCAGATTATGCAGGAGTTCATGCAGGAGCATTAGATAGATTAAGTAAGGATTATGGATTTTCAATGCCCAAAGCTATGACACCACAGCAAACAAGAAAAGCAAGTAACTGGGGAACAATACTGGGTGGGTTAAGCAAGAAATGAGAATAGCTCGGCTCATGAACATATTAGAAGATTGGGCAAGGTGGATGAAAAAAGATAGCCATAGGTTAGGTTATCCTAACAAAACATCTTATTTTTCAACAGGAGGTGAGTCTACTTCTGAAGTGTTTGAGGATATGGTATCTGAATCTGATATGGACAATGTAAAGATTGTGGATTCTATTATAGACGACTTACCAAAGCAACAGAAGCAAGCCATTAACTATAGATTTCTTGGGGGAAACAAGCCTATGTATTATGAAAGAGATTTAGAGTTAGCTATAGACAATCTTTTAACTATCGCTGGTAGGAAGATATATGCTTAAAGACAAAATTAAATATTGTTTTGATTATGGTAAATCTGCTGAAAAAAGATTTGCAGAAAAGCATATAACAAATATTGTTTATTCAAACAAAAATCAAGATATTTATGAGCATTGGGATGTAATGGGAATTTTAAAAGAAATAGGTAATGTTAGTAAGTTTGATGTTAAAACTACTAAAAGGTTAGACCATAGCTCTGACCCAAGTGTGGGTGTAATGGAATCAGTTTGGGTAGAAGGTAAGAATGTAAATGGAAAAGATGGGTGGATAAGAGGCAATTCTGATTATATTGTTTTTGAAAGAGAAGATACTTGGATGGTTGTAAATAGAATTGAATTATTAAATTTAACTTTATTAAAATTAAAAGAGAATAATTACAAAAAAGGAAAGGGTGTTTATCTTGTTCATACAAGATACAAAAGAAAGGATAAAGTAACTAAAGTATTATTTAAAGATATTAAAACTATTAAGCATTTTGAACTACAAAAGTAGGTAGGGCTACCCCTTAACTAATCTATTTAAAGCTCACCACGAGCCTCTGGCGAAGCCAAAACATAGCGTTTAAACAAGAAATAGTAAGAATATGAAGTATATTAACAACAATATTAAAATAACTGTTGCTAAAGATGCTAATGTATTTAATAGGTTTTTTGTTTTACGAGTCATATTCTGTTGTGTTTAAATGTATAGAATCAACAATCAGTTCAACACTAGAGCCATCATCTAAAAATATAGTCATTGTGTTTTCACCATAAACAATATCAATATCATCTATTGTTTTGTCCATCATGTGCTTGGCTATAAGTAATATATCCATTATTGTGAGTAAATCATTGTTCCTTTCTTGTTAATGATTAACGCTTTTTTCCTAGCACTCTTTCCATTTTCTGGAAAAGCCAAATGAACCCATTTATCAAACTCCAAAATAATCTGGTCATACTGAATATCAGACTTAAAAATAGCATCCACAATGTCATGAGGGTCACCGAACTTTGGGCAAGTAAAGTCAACAGCCAACCCTTTAATGTGAGCCGAAGTTGGTTTAGAACCGAGTAATGTATTAAGCTCCAAACAACGATAGCCACTGCTAATAAGTATAGGATTATTATTAAGTAGTTCTCTAACATTTTCCATGCTCCATGCTGTTATTAATAGATTATCTAACACTTCTTGAGATGGTGTGTTATCTATATCTTTTCTTGTTGCTGTCTCGCTAAAAGTTAATTCTTCTACAGTAAAATGAGGTGATGCTTTTATCATTTAGTTAGACCTTTTATCTTTTCCAGTGTCCTTAATCCTGCAATTCCAAGCATAGCAAATACAAGCTCAAGTAATATCTCTGAATCTATGGTTGGTAATGTTTGTGCTGTTCCATCTAAATGGTCTATCCATGTAGCCAAAGGATGACCAATGAATAACCAAAAGACTCCTAATGCACATGACCATCCAATAGCAGGTCTCCATCCAGCAACAAATAAATTTTGATGAGCTGCTTCTACTTTATTTATTTCTGTTTGTGATAGTAATATTTTGTTAGCGTTATCAGTAAGAGACTTCTCTATCTCTCTCTTTGCTTTTGCGTTAGCGTTCTTATCAGGAACTACTTTATCAATAACATTTCCAATTAAAGGTAGTAATGCTTGTATCATTAGTCAATCCATCCATATAATAAACAAAGTGCAATAGGTGTAACAGGTAATACGGCTAATAAACCTAATCCAATAACAATAGGTTTAAATAATATTTTTTTTAGTTTATCCATTGTTTAAACAGTATAGTAACTAATGATGATATAAACGCAGCGATTGCCATACCTGCCCAGAACCCACCTTTAGATTTATTAGCTAGTGCTAACATTGCTTTCATATCTTTTGCAAGTTCATCTTGGGTTTTCTGTAATTGCTCTATCTGCTCTTTCATTCTTCCAAATTCTTGTGGGTTAATATCAGGCATTATTGATTTCCTTGCATATATTGTAACTCTGGTAAGTATTCCATATTAGAAGAATCTAATAAGCTAGGTGTAAGAACTCCTGTTCTTAATGCTTTTTTATTACTCAACAAATTTAAAACATCACTTCCTCTAGGTTTATTAAGTAATCCTTTTTGAACAATATTAGACCTTAATATAGAGGGAACAACTAAATCAGCAGCTAATACTGAACCACCAACAATAGGAGCTAAACCAAGAGAAAGAGTAGCAGCAGCACCACCTGCAATACCAGCTTTGGCATATGGATTATTCATAAGATATTCAGCAGAGCTTAATGGCTTTCCTGTTTGTTTAAACAGTGTTGGGTTTGTATCATAAAAATCTATAACTGCTCTAGCTTGACCTGTAACGGCTGCATTATTTCTGTTTGCATTTGCATACTTTTTAAGATTAATTGTTCCATCTGGGTTTAGTGCATTTTCTATGCTATGACCTATAGCATAATTTTTTCTAGCTTTTTTAAGATTACTTGCCATAGAGTCAAACTTTTCAAGTTCTTTAGCAGAAGCTCCTCTTTGCTCTGCAAGTGACTTGTTATAAGCAATAGTTCTATCTAACTCATTATGAAGATTATCTAGTTTAGCTGCATTTTCATCTAGCACTTCTTGAGTTACTTTAGAGCTTTCTTTTCTTGAGTCTTTATATGCTTTTTTGTTAAGCTTCTTCTGGCTTTCTATTTTGTTTAAAATGCCTTGACCTGATTGTATATCTTGAACTGTTTTTGTACCTTCTATTGTTTCTTGTCTTTGAACAGTTCTATCTGGAGCTCCTCTTTGTTTTTGTTTTACATTACTGATAACAACTTTGTTATTACGAACTCGTTTAGTTTTTCCTTGTAATTTTGCAATGTCATCATAGAATGGTTTAGACTTTTTAGCTAAAGTATCATATACTTTTCCTAAAGCTGTAGATTCAGTAACACCTGCGTGTTTTCTTAATAGCTCATCTGCGTGTTTTACATTAAAATCAATAACTCCCTCTGCTGTTCTTTTTTGACCTGCTAATTTTTCACCTACTCTACTAATTAAATTACCACCTCTATCTTTTACTGTAGATGGTAATATTTTAAATCCATATTTTGTTCCTAATTCTGTGCCTTTGTTTTTAATAATGTCTTGAGAATACTTTACCATTTGAGAATCTTTTACAGCATCAGCACCTTTTCCAATAAGACCTGCTGCTCCTGATACTGGGTCTACATAATTTAATGCTTTATCTACTTTACTTCCAACATTAGCTGCTGTGTTTCCAAACTTACCAGTTTTGGCTACAGTAGTTCCAACTCTACCTAATCCAGTTACTTCTAATAAAGAAGTTAATGGTTTTTTATAAGCTCTACCTACAGGGTCGTCTATTAAAGACTTAACATCTTCAGCTATAACCTCACCCATTTGTTCATAGCTTTCTCTAGGTTGCGTAGCTAAAAACTCTGTAATCTTATTACTTTTTAAAAATTCATTTAACTTGTATTGCATTGAGCTTGGGTCATCTTCATAAGAATACAAATCATCAACAACAGATTTAGGAAGTAAGTTTGTAGCTCCTGTAACAGCTAAATCAGTAACAGCACCTGCTGTATCAAGTGGAGATGCGACCATATCAACAACAGCTCCACCTAAATTTGTTGCATCAGTTGCAAGATTTTCACCAAATCCAGATAAAGTTTTTTCTTCTGGGGCAATAGAAATTGAATATGCTTGTATTTCTTCAGCCATTGCTTTGGCTGATTCCATATCTCCTTTTTTATAAGCTATACCCATAGCTTCTTCTAAATTTTGCAAATGTTTATCCATCTGTATTTCCCATCAGTTCATTATATATACTTTCATTCTCTGGTTTAGAAAATGGTATAACAGTAGATTTGTTTACTTTTTCACTAATATTTTCACCACGAACTTTTCGTAATGCTTCTGGGGCTGTAGGTGCATATTCTTTGTATGTGTGCATAGCATTGTTTAATGTATCTGACCATTGGTTTTCTCCATAATCTTCTATAAAAACTGCTTTGTATTCTTCTGAAAGAATTTTTGATTTTCCATATAAATCTACTAATGCTTCATATAATTTATCTCTACTACCACCAATAGATAAATACTCTTGCATATTTTGGAACATAGCTACTTCTCTATCAGATACATTACCTACAGCACCACCAGTTGGGTTATTAGCTCTCATTCTTTGTATTTGCTCTGTAAATTGTTTGCTTTTTAATGAATTTAAAAAGTTGGCAACATCAGCAGCTTTACCACCAGATTCTGCAAACCAATTTTTGGTTTCTTCATTAAATTTAACAGCAAATCTACCTGTGGTTGTAAATAAAGCATTTAATGCTTCAGGGTCATCTAATATTTTTTCAATATTTTTAGATACATCTCTTGTTGTTGTAAGTCCGTAACGGGCTAATCCTTTGTCTTTTACTCTTGCATCTAAAACTTTTTCTTTTCTTTTTCTAAATGAATTTATGTCTAGGTCAGGGTCAAGATATTCTTGAACTCTCAATGGCATTTTATTAAACTCCTCTAATGACATAAGTTTTCCATTAGATGTTCTTACTTGTCCTTCAGGAACATCTTGCTGACTTAATTGTTTATTTAAAGGTGTGCCATTAGTTGCCGCTAGTCTTTTGATAAAGTCTAATTTACCATTATTTAAATAGTTAGGTTTGTATAATGGGTCATTTTGTGCTTTTCTATTTTCTTCTGCATTATGAGAATCAACATCTTTTTGGTCTGGTAATTGATTAAAGTAAGTTACCATACCTGCTTGTTTTTGAGGAATATTAAATCTATCTTGAATACCTAATGTTTCATATAACATTCTTTCTTCTTCAGTTATTTTGTTATTTGAAAAATATTTTTCAGGGTCAATAGCTAATTCCGCTGCTTTCATAGGAGGTAATGTTTTTACATATCTTTGAATACCATCTAATTTAGATGTATCTAAAACAGATTTTACTTTCTTACTTTGCAAGTCATAAGGCTGTTGTAAAATATCACCTTGTGTTTTTGTTATATTTAACATATTTTTTGTATAGTCTTGAGTCTGCAACAACTTTTTTACAGCATCATTAATACCTTTTGTTCTTGCTGCTTTAGCCCCAGTAGCAGTTGCAAGTAATTTTTCAGCAAGTGTTTTGTCTTTATATAGAGAGTTTGTGTAACCTAGACCTGCACCTAATAATGTATCTACATTTAAAGAGCTATTATAGTTAGGGTCTGTAATAAGCCCAGCTAAAGGCTGATTAGTAGTTCCTAATAGCTTATCTATATCAAAGTTAATATCTAGCAATGAATCTGCCATGTTATGCTCTCCTTATGTTCAGTATTCTATTTTTTTGTGGGTTATATGCTTGTTGTGCAACTCTACCTGCTGATTGAGTGACTTGTTTTGTAGCACCGCTTCCACTACCACCACCTAACGCTGTCATACCTAAAGAAGCTAATGCAATCGGATTTTTTTCCGCAAAACCTACTACGCTATCAAATGCTTTTTCATATATTGGTTGTTCATAACCTCCTTGTGCACTTGCTATTTCTTCTGGAGTAGATTTAGTTATGTTAGCAAAATCTGGATTAACCTGTGCTGTTTGAGCTGTATTAGCTATTAAATTGTCATTCATTAAAGCATCAGTATTTAATAAATTGTCTGTAGAATAAGGGCTAAATCCTTGACCTGTTACACCACCAGTAACATTTTGTAAGTTGTTTGAAACTACAGCATCTGTTCCAATTAAACCACCTGTGCCTACAGCAGTGCTTGTACCACCTAAAAGATTTGCTCCGCCATTTAAAGAGTTAGTACCTGTGTTTGCTAATGCACCAGAGCCTAAATCAAATCCCATACCATCAAAACCAAATCCAGAACCAAGCCCATCTGAACCACCAAACATACCACCACTAACACCACCAATAGCGGCTGCTTTTAGAGGGTCTCTACCTTGAGCTAAAGCTAATGCTGCACCTATTCCCA